TCGTAGACGGTTAACTGGACCTTCGCGGCTTCGAGGTTCATGATGCCGCCCTGGTTGGCCCCGCGGATCGTGCTCACGCGCATGGCTGCAACGCAGGTTCCGCCGGCTACCGTCTTTGCCACGATGCCGGGCTGTAGTTGACGGTCAAACCAGCGGAAAGGAACGGCCGGCGGCGGCTGCGTTGCGCCGAGGTCCGCCTGCAGCGTTGAGTTCTGCTGCGCGAGAACCCGGAGTTTCGTGAGGATGTCGGTGTAAGCCATCAGGCGACAGCCTCCGTGAATAGGGCCTGCTCCGCCACCCGGCGCCGCAACAATCCAGGATCTGCTTCGCCACCAGCCATATCCCACTTGGGGAATTCTGCCGCCGCTGCCGTGTAGCCTCCGGCGTTAATCAGTCGCAGCATGGTTGAGGATCGAAGTCGCGCGATGCCCTCGTTGTAAGTGAAACTCACGAGTGCATCGAACTGATTCTGGTTCAGCTTTGCGTGGACCAGGGAATTGACTGCGTACTCCGCAGCCGAGACATCGTTACAGAGATCGGCGCTCGCCTGCGCGGCGGTCTCATACTCGTCCTTACGCGCTCCGGCGTGGCCATAACCAATAGTCCAGATACCGGCCTGATCCTGATACGCCCGGAGTTTGCAGCCTTCGAATTGTTCAATAAGTTCGATGCCGCGCTGGCTTGTATTCATTAGACGCTCGCAATCTGGAGACGCAACCTGGTCTGCGTGCTCTGGCTGTCCGATTCGGTCCCGAGGATGTCCCACGCGATGCCATCGACCACGGCCCGCCAGTTGGAGTTTTCCGCGATCTGCGGATACCATCCGCCGAGCAGCATGTGACGAAGCTGGAAACCCTCCACCATTTCGGTTGTCTTCTTCTGGTCCGCCGTGAGACGCGAGTCTGATTGCGGCGCGTTCATCGCCGGGATATCGATCATGCCCGCGACGTTATTCCAGCCGTCTCCGGAATCGCCGCCGGTTCGCGCGGGTGCCCCGGTGCTGGTCTGTTCCCCTGTCGGCTCCTGAATCGTCACCAGCGAAACGAATAGACCACTGGCGATGGCTTCCGGCATCACAGCGGAGATGTCGTAATCGTTGGCTTGGTACATTTTCGCCTTAGTGGCCCTGATTTTATCCGCCGATGGCGCGGACAAAAACAATAGCCTGATAGTTGCCGCTTCCGCTCACTGTGTAGCTGTTCACAGTCGAGAAACTGCCCACGGGCAGGGCTGTGTCTGTGTAAAGCGCGCCTGATGCCAGTTGCGTCCCGGTGATTTGGCTCACCTGTCCGATGAGCGTTCCTTTGTTCACCGTGTTGGTGGACGTGGCGCGGTTGGCCGCGAAATAGATTCCCACTGAAGTGGCGGGCGCGCCGGAACTGTTCAACGTAATGGATGCGCTGCCGCTGCTGTTGTTGGTTGCCACTCCGTTGGGCATTTCTTGCATGACGATGGCTGCTGTCGTGCCGGGATTCATGGCCGCTACGCCACCAGTCGGACCAACAAAAACGACCATACCGTAAACGCCGTCATAGGCGCCGGTCATAACCACCTGGGCAAAACCGTTGCTGATATCGGTTGCGTTCAAAATCTTGGCAACCACGCTGCCGTCAAAGTTGCTGGTAGAGATGTTGTTATTGAGGAACGTCCAGGCGGTGTTACTGGCGAACGGAACGCCGCCAGCCTGGCCGATGCACACTACACATAGGTCGCCTGCTGCGGTGCCGTCTGGTAGTGTAAGGTTTACCGTGCTCGATGCGCTGCCGGTGATGGAACTGCCTCGAATGGTCGGCTGTGTTGCGCCGCCTGCTGCCGCGCTGATGACGCCGCCGCCTGTGATGGTGATGGTGGTTCCGTCCGGTCTTACAACTCCCAGCGCGCCGTTCGTGGCCGTCGTCACGCTGATGGCGGGGGTTAACCCGCCGCTGCTCACAATGGGCGCGGTGCCGGTTACTGCCGTGACTGCGGGGCTGGCTCCTGCCGCTGCACTGATGACGCCTGCGGTTGCCGTGATCGTGGTTCCGTCCACCTGAACCACGCCTTTGGCCGCGTTCGTGGCGTTCGTCACGGCGATATTTGGCGCGGTGCCTCCGGTGCTCGTGATAGGGGCCGTCGCGGTCACTGCCGTAACGCCGCCGGAACCGCCGCTTGACGGGGGAGTGTAGTAACTCATTTAGACTGCGCTCCCTTCGACGCCGTACTCCACGTAGATCTTGTCTCCGGTCGCCGCGTGGTACAGGATCTTCTTCAGGGGGTACATCTCCATCGGGTCCGATATCGTCGGGAACGTGAGCGAGGCTCCGGGCGCAACCGGGATACCGACGTTCGCCGCCGTGTCGGGTCCACCTACGCGCACGGCAGCGCTATTGGTCGGGTCGGCTACCACCAGGACAAACTTCGCCGTCGCAGTGTCTGTGACCAGAGGGTGCGTGCCGCCGTCGCCGGTGATGTCTGGTAGATTGTTCGTTATCATATTTCCCCTTTCAGGAACTGAAACCCGATCCTGCCGTCTGCCGTTGAAACTGATTCCACCAGCGCTGCGCGAACGCCCAGTCTGTCGGGGTCTGCTCGATAATCATGAACGCTCCGGAGTCGTCATCCAGTTCGCGGTATGACTTGGCTCCGTCTCGCAGCGCGTCCGAAACGTCCTTGATCTTCTGGAGCGTCACATCGAGAATCTTCAGCACGCTGCCGAGTTTCGCTTTGTTATTCGCCAGCGTGTCGAGAGCGAGAGCGGCCACACGGTAGAAACTGACCGGCTGACTCGGCAGGAACCGGCCCTGCGATCCCGAGAAGAACATCGAACTTTGAAACCCGCTCAACTGCTGAATCTGAAAGAAAGCATTGATCTCCTGATCACTGAAGATCATCACCGGCGGAGAAGAATTCGGAATGAAACTTGTGTCCGGTATCAAAAGGCGCACGTATGAAATCGCCGGTGCCGTGTCGAAATCGTATGTGTACGTGGCCTTCATTTACACGAGAGTGGATCGGCTCAACAGCGTTGCGGTCAAAGTCGGAGCCTGCACGCTTCCGGCTGGCGTGAATAGGATGCGGCACTGCTGGTGCGTGGCGATAGTCGTCGCCCCGAGCATCCCGGCTCCGTCCACGATGGTTGTGCTGGCGTCTCCCGCCGCAATCGTCGCCGTCTGCCCCGAGGCGTTGATGTAGACAACCTCAAACGGCGTATCGGCCTGGAGCGCGGAAGCAATCGCGGAGGTCGCTGGAAGCGTATCCGTGAAGCCGCCGCCCGGCCCGGTGCGCGTGATGAAGCCGGCGAGAACCTCGTCGGTCGTAAGCGTGTGGTCACCGGCGGTCGTGATGTTCGTATTCGTCGGGTTCAGTGTCATTTCCGTTACCTCAATTCCTTTTGAAACCGAAAACGCCGCCCGCTGACCGGAGCCAAACGAGCGGCGCATCGCTGCCTTCGGGGAGAATCGCAGCTAACCGTTACGCTACGCCAGTGCCGGTCGAACCGACGACCGAGCGCCCGTCCATGATGTTTCCACCGAGGACCGAGATGGCCTTCATTTCCTGATTCATCGTTGTCCAGTCGCCCATCATCGGTTCCACGCCGCCGCCGGGCCGCATGGTGTTCGGAACCTTCTGGAAGAGCTGCGCCTGCCGGAAGCCACGGAGGTATCCGATTTCGATTGCAGGCCGCTCCAGCGTGTCGGGGTCCGCGAACATGCACCAACCGCCGGGCAGAGAAGAGAACCCTGCCGCAATTGCGCCGGTGTCGAAATACGGATCGTGAATCCAGTCCGTATTCTGATTGAACCAGGCGTTCGTTTCAAGCCATTGCGACGGGAAGCCCTGAGCGTTCGCGCTGCCGCCTTCGACTGATACCTGATTGCGAACCGCGTTCTGGAGGTTCTTCGCGGTCGCCACATTGGCCGAACCGTAAACGATCTTCACACGACCACCGCCCATCAGGATCGGCTGGCCGCTCGAATCGCGCTGCCCGGCCAGAATCTTTGTGGCGTCCATGATGCCCTGAGCCGAGAGTCCGGGGTTATCCGAGCCAGCTCCGTTCGCACGGAGGATGCGGTTGTTGTACCCGGCCTGAAACAGATTGGCGTTCAGATCACCGTTCCCCGCATAGAGCGAGTGAATAAAGATCGTGATGCCGCGGTTGATCGAGATGACAATCCGGCGCGGCACATCTTTGAATATGCCGAGGTTATCATTCAGCAACGCGCTCCAGTTGATGCTGGCTTTCGTCTGCATCAGCGCGGGCTGGTACTCGATTGCCGCTGTGTTGGTTGTCGGGAATACCGAATCGTCCTGCGGGACCGGGCCGCTCAGAGCCTGCTGCGCCGCCGGAGCCGCGAGATCGGCGAATACCGCCGGTTCCACCAGGCCGTCCAGCATATAGCGCTTCACGAACCGGGTATCGGCCAGATCCTGAATGCGGCAGACCGCTTCGTTGAAGATCGGAAATGCGTTGAAGTACCCGTAATACAGGATGTCCAGCACATCGGCGAAGAGTGCCTGATAATCCGTGCGGGACATTGTTTCGCGCAATGTCGTGGTCACGTTTGCCGGGTAGAGGCCGGGGTATCCGTTCTCAGCCAGCATGGTTATGTGATTGTCGTCAGGCGGGCAGAGAGCCGTGCGCAGCCAGTACGGATCGACGCGGCCAGCTACGACGTCGGCGAACAGCCGGGCCGCTTCGTAAGCGCGGGTGCGGCGCGGGCCTTGCGGCATCCGTGCGATATTCTGGCGCCCGAATCCGCCGAGGCCGTTCAATGCGCTCTGGACACCCTGAGCGCCCGTGTGAATGGAAAGATTCATGTTCATGGTTTTGGTGTCCTTAGAGGTTGATATCGACGCCTGCCGCGTCGTCAGTTTCACCGGACCCGATGGGGTCTGCCTGCGAGTTCAGCGTGCCGAACAGAACTCCCCCCGAATCCGCGCACAGCGTGAATCCGCTCGTGACATTGGTCCCAGCGTCCAGCGTTCCGCCAAGCGCATATATTGGATCACCGGGGTTGATCGCCTTACCGACGAATGGAGAAATGGAGGACGCCGCTACAACTGGGAACGAAAACGCCCCGTCGAAGTAGCACGTCGCGCCGCCGATGGTGTCCTGGAACGAATCCAGATTGACGCACGGCAGGGAGCCGAGCAGCAGGGGAGTTCCAGCCACCGTGATGGTGTTCGGAAACTGAACCTGCCGGGTCTTTGTCGGGGTTACCGAATAAATTTGGTTGATCATTTAAGCTGCCACCCCCACGCTTTCTTTCGCATCTTTCTCACTCAAGCCGAGCTCAACGAGAGCCTGAACCTGCCGGGTCTGGGCTTCCTTCGTGTTCAGTTCGCGGGCCGCTTTCACGGCTTCCGATTCCTGAACCACCGTGATACCGGCGCCCATGCCGCGCACGCCACCAGAGGCCGGGAGTGTCGCGCTGTAGGACTTCGCCGCAGCGTTCACCGCTTCGGTCACTTTGGCCGCGTCCATCACGCCGTCTTTCGTCGCGATCTCGCGCGATGCATCGGCGGTTCCGACGACCAACTCAGCCACGAACTTGCGCTGCGCTTCGTTCAGACTGGTGGTTGCCAGCACTGCGCCCGCGAGTTCGATAGCGTCCGCACGGAGCGCCCGCTTTAGGAGGCGTTCGTTGATGGCCTGTGTTGCGGCCAGACTTTCTTTGAGTTTGTTACCTTCGGCTTCGGTCATTTCGACTTCGCCTCCTTCGTTGAATGATTCGAGCAACTTCGTAAACTTTGCGGATTCGGCGAGAGGCATCCCGCCGCGGCCGGCCTTCGTCACGTAATCGACGGATTCCACGTGATCGATCGAAGCCAATACCGGCTTGCCATTGATCGTCTTACCGGATGAGGTTCCACCGGCGCGGATTGAAAGCCCAATGTGCGGAGCGCGCTCGGCGATCTTATCCGCGTAATCGGCCATGACTTTCGCTTCGGCATAAATGCCGGGGCCTTTCGGGCCGTTCTCGCGATACTCCCCGTCGCTCGTTGTGATTGCCGCGAGGTCGTTCAGGTCGCCTTCCGGTCTGGCGCTTTCCTGCGCCTGCGTCGGATGGTTCCAGTACATGAACGTCTTCGCCTTGAAGACTCCGGACTCCGCAGCTTTCTTCAGAACTTCAGCCGGGTAGTGCGCGCTCGAGCCGGTCCCGGGAGAGATCATCAGGATCGGGTAGGAGGTCCGCGCGGCTTCGGATATTTTCACGTCTCCGATAAAGCAAGTGCTGCCGGATTCCACCAGGCGCAAGCCGGTTGTGTTGCCCGTCGCCGATTCCTTCGGTTTCGCTTCGCCGTCCTGCCACGTCTTCGGGAGGTACTTTGTCCATCCCTTGCGCTTCGCAATCGCGATGATATTGCTCTTGATTTTCGCGATGCTGAAATTGTCAGACCCGGCGCGGCCCATCGACTTCGCAGCGGCATTCACATCTTCCGGCTTCAGGATCGGGAACGATTTCCCTTTCCCGGCGAAATCCTCACCACTGGCCGCTGCGCGTTCGTCTTTCGACACAAAGCGTTCATACAGCGGCGTTTTGCTGTAGAGCTTCGCGGATTCGCTCATCGTGGCGTATTCGTCGGCATCGTCCGCTTCCGGCTCGTAGATGATCCGCGGGACCACCTTCATGCCCTGATCGTGATGCACCACAGCCTTGGGAGCGTTATCGCCCTGTTTGCTGATTTCGTAGGGGCTGCACATCGTCGAGCCGTCGCACGAGTAGTACACGTCGCCCGATTCGTCGTCTCCGGTGTGGTCCTGGTAATACGCCCAGTTGTTCGTGTCTTTCGTGGCCACGCGCACGGCGTCGGAGAGCCGCTGGCGCACGTCGTTTGACGTGAGGTCGTCCATCGCTTCCTGAATGCGGATTGCTACTTCGGCGGTTCCAGCTCTCAGAGTGGCGCGGACGGGCATCTGAGTGGGATAGTACAGCGGAACCCGGATTGCTGAAAACAAAAGGGACAAATAATTTACTAAACCGTCCGAGCCGATTAATATGTTAGAATTTTCCCAATGGCAACCAAATCGGCGGAAGAGACTGAAACTTGCTCCAGATGCGAAAAACCGTTAGACACGACCGGGACTCCTGGCTGGTGCCGAGCTTGCCGGGCGACATATCAGCGGGAATACAAGTCTCTCCAGAAACAGATGTCCGAGACGCGCGGATTCGCTTCCGGGGTTTCCGCCGCCAAGGCGTTCGTAGCTTCGGAGTTTGAGACTGCGATTCGCGGGGCGACGATCAACGGGTTTGAAGCTGCTCGCCTGGTGCGGGCCTGCAAGGGACCGGCCTTACCGGCAAGTTGAGAGTGTCACGCCCTGCCGCGTGACGGAAGGGGCGAGACATGTTGAGTCTTTACGTTGACCAGTCCGATATTGATTTTCTGACCCAGGCGGGCCGTGAACCGGCTATCTGTGAACTGCGCTGCGAGAACTGCTACGACGGCATGAAGTTCGATCAGTTGCAGTGCGCGACGTGCGGGACTTTGAATCCGCGCTATCTCACCGCCTGAAGATCGGAACCGGTGCGGTTCCAGCCATCCCCATCAGGAAGTAAAGCAGCCAGATCACGACGCACACGATGACCACCACGCGGACTATCCGCGCTATCGTGGGGTCCATCGGAATCTGAGAGACAGCCCACAGGATGAGCCCTACCACGATCAGCACGATTATCAGTTGAAACAGCACGACTGGGAACATGCTGTGCGGTATTGCACGCTGAACGCCAACCGTTGAATGCAATCAGGATTTGCCAAGTAGCGCGGTAGCCGACGCTACGTTGTCCCTGAAGATTTCCACGATTGCGGGCCGGGCCGTGTCGAGAGCCGGGCGAAGGTATGGCTGCGCTACCATTCCGGGCCAATTGGGATCATACGGGCCATCGCCCGCCCCAGGACTTGCCGCTCCGCGTTGCCCGGTCCCGAACTCGACATAGGCCGCGTGGTCTGAATCGAACACGACGTACCCAGTTGCTTCGGCGCCGTTCACTTCAATTTCAGTGTGGCCGGATTCTCGCAGTTCGCCGGTATCGACTGGGACTATCGCTTCAGCCTCTTCCAGGATGACTTCGGCGGATTGCTCCACGCTCAGACGGTTTGCAGCCTGGTAGGTGTTCAGCGCTACGGATTGGTTCAGGCCGGTGAAGGAGGACCGTGCGGAGAAGTTCACGCCTTCAGAATAACCCAACCTGACGAACACAGGCGGGTGAAAACCAGATGCGTTCGCGGGCCGCGTTGCCACGCGCGGCGTTGTCTCCCTGTGATCCGTAGCCACCAGCCGCCTTCCACGCAACGCACTCCCAATCTTCCGGTATGGCGTGTTCACCGTCATATCCGCACAGCGCAATCCGTAGTTCCGGGTTGCCGCCGTTCGCTATCGCCCATTCGCTGACGGCGTGCGCCACCGTCGAAGAATCCGAGGAATACAGATCGTCGGTTCGTTCCGCGCTGTCGGCGTAAGGTGGATCGAGCAAGACAGCCGTAATGCCATGCTTGAAAGTCACAGAAGGGCCGAGGATGCGGGCCCAATCTCCGCAACACACACGAACCTTGCGGAGCCGTTCCGATAATTCGCGCATGTAGGCTCTGAGTTGCAATCCCCGCGTTCCCGAGGTGAGGTCGCTTACGCATTCGACCTCCTCCAATACTCCAACCGTGCCCGCGTCCCCGAGGTGAGGTAGCTGCCGGTTCAGACCTTTGCCCGCGTTCCCGAGGTGAGGTCGCTTACGATGAACTCCCGTGCCCGCGTTCCCGAGGTGAGGTAGCTGCTTCGCGCACCACCCCGCACCAATCCAGATACATTGTCCCCATACCCACCATCCTGCAATTTTGGAATCATAAAACTCCGGATCTACTTTCATCGCTTCCCGAAACTCAGCCTGCGAACACAGGCATAAATGCCGCGCGTGCTGGTCGGCCTCGTTCACTGGATTGTCCGCGTGGAAAGCCACGGCATCAGGATCAGACTGAAGCGCACGCCAGAAGTTCGCCACCATGCAATCGAGGTCGTTTATAGTCTCCGTGCCGGGTGCGTGCGGACGCTCCAGCAGCACCGCTCCAGAACCGAAGAATGGCTCTATGTAATTCGGCACGTTGCCGAAGCGATCCCAGATCAATTCTGAAGCGCGGGATTTCCCGCCGAACCACGGAAACGGAGCCTTGAGCACCATTACACTTTACCACGCTATAACACTTCGGAGAGTTTGCGCGGACGGCCTAGAGAACGTGAACCAATAAATTACAGCCACACAGGGGATGGGCTGTGGGCTGATCGTCGCCACTCGGAAAATCTTCGTCTATGTCGATGACCCCGGCCAGTTGATTTTCAATGCAAATAACACAGGCCCCCGGTTCCGTCTCCCAACTCTTCCCTGTCGCTCCCGCTTCCCGTCCGAAATGAGAAATGCTCTCGTTGAACGCATTGTTCAACTCAGTCCTGGCGATCATCTTCGCCCGCACCGTCGAAGCGTCTGCGAATGAATCCTTAACTGCCTGGACGATGCCGTCATAGTCCGCGCCTGATTCGTAGGCATCGGCTACCGCGCTGGCCAGCCGATCCACGGTGGTTTTGTCGATCTCCCCGGTGAGTTGCGAGAATCCCGAATCCTTCAGGTATTCGGCTATGAAGGATTCGGTATCCGCCGCTGTGCTGTTCATCATCGTTGCGGCCTGAGATGCGCCGTTTTCAATGGAGGCTTTTATTGCGCCAGTGAAGATGTCGTTTTCAGCCTGAGTCACAGGAACGGTGTAGATGTGCGTGCTGATGGCGGATGCGATCTCCGCTTCCAGCCGCGCGCGGTCCGGGTCTTCAGCTTCCCGCAGGGCTTCCGATGCCGCGATGCCTTCGTTCCAATCAGTCTCACCGTGTTGAGCGAAGTACTGGCCATCGGCGGCGCTATATGCGGGTTCCAGGCCTCGCCACGTCAGTACGAACAAATCCCCCGGCTTTGAGAAATCTGAATTACTTACAAGCTCGTCTTTGTCGATGCCGCGAAAGTTCAGCAACGCCGCCGCGTGGATGATGTGCAGTGCCCTCCCGCTGGTGATGTTCAGAACGCGGGCGCCGGGCTTCAGGGAATCACGCTGCGCCACGGTTCCAGCGATCAGCCGTGCTGCTACTTCGTTGAATGAATCCCCCTCTTTGCCGCTGTACCGACTGATGCCGGGCCGTTCGTCCGGTGTTTCAGTTACCAGCCGGTTGATGCAGTCCCGTGCCCCATCCAGCGTCATGCCCTCGTACTTCCCGACGCCCCACGGTCGCAGCCATTCCGCGTCTTGCGCGTTCGCGTTGATGATCGATCCGGTTTCCCGGCTGCGCGAGGTCGGGGCTGTGAAGACTTCGATATCTCCAACGCGCTGCTTCAGTTCGTGCGCTTGCTTCCGGCCCGCGTCTGTCAGTGGAGCGTCTACAGAGCCGGTTACTCGCCGTACAGACTGGCTTTCACTCCCTGAATCTGATTGAGCCTCACGATGAGAAGATCGGCCCGGTCCCGCGTGAGTCTCACGTACCACTCCGGATCGGTTCCCATCCGGTAGGGGTGTTCGATTGCCAGGGCTTCCTGAACCGGCATTCTCACTGACTGCGGGTACGATATTTGAACTACGACCTGTTCGGTTAAGGGTGACATGCAAGCTCCTGAGTGCGTGTGAGTCGATAACGGATTTTCGTTGTGCACGGAAGCGATCGCGGGCCAGTTTCTGAATCTTGCGCGACGGCCCGGCGATGGCTTTATCGCGGCGTTGCTGGACCGTTGGAGCCTTCGCTTCGAGGAGATCGGCTACGACAGTTGCTGCTTCGATGAGTTCGGACTCGATGCTCATACCTTGAACACCAGCACCGCAGCCTCGGATTCCCAATTCACGAGCGGGCCGTGCGCTTTCGGGTTGTAGACCGTGCCGCACTTCGGACACGTAAACGGCGAGAGGTTATCCAGATTGCCAGATAGCGAAGCTTTGTTCAGGTGTTTGCCACAACATCCGTCTGCCTGAGTCGTGTGCATCGGCTTGCCTGCGTAGATTCTCGCATCCAGCGTGTCGCAAAGGTCTTTCGATGAACGCTTCAGAACCACACCAGCCCGCAGCGCCACCAGTCCCTGAATCGCTTTACCCTTTGATGGTGCGGCCATCAGGTCTTCATATTGCTGCTGCGTGACGCCGGGGTATTCGTACTCTGAGCCGTTGCGGAAGCGCACAGTGAGTGTGTTGTCGGCGTATCCGATCGCAGCGACATTGGAGGATTCGACTGGTTTCATTTCCATGTCTTTACCAGAAGTTCCACCAGAAGTTACGCACCTTGCGGGGTTGGTTCAATTGCGGCTCTTCGCGCAATACTTCGCGGTTCAGGATTCTCCGGATGGTCTTGCCGAGTCGCCTGCGGAGTTTCGATCCGCCACGCGATCTACCCGGAATAGATCGAGTGCCTGCCATGCGCGTAGAGTGATCCGTGCGACTCATAGCGATACTTTACCACGCTACGCCGCTTTTGCGCGTTCTTCCTTCCACTTCGTAAACGCTTCCGCCAGGCGCTCGATCGCCGCTTCCATCGTTGGCGTCCCGCCTGGAGGTTGCGCCTTCAGTGTCGGCCCGATTGGCTTGCCGGTCTTAGGGTCTATCTGCGTTCCTCCGCCCGGCGTGGGCTGCGCTTTCTGCACTGGGTCCGCAATCTTCTGGTCAGCCCGGTTTGCGTTGTATTCGTCTTCCGGGTATTGATCTTCTGTTAACTCATCGGCTTTGTCCATGCCGAGGAGTTCGTACAGGTGCCGCACTCCAGCCTTTTCGTCGATGCCTGTTACCTGACCGCCCTTGTTCGCCAGCGTCATTGCTTCCACGGTCGCGGTCACGAGTGCCGGGATGTCACCTTCACGGATCTCGGGGAATGTGACGGTGATCTCCATGACTTCGGGGTCTTTGTCTTTCGCTTCTACGTAGCGCCAATCGCCGCGCGCGTTGCGGACACGCTTCGCTTCGCGGATGTCGATTATCTTCAGGTCCAGTTCGCGCGCCACCATCGCTTCGCGTACTTTGCCGTTGGGCGCCCGCAACGAATTGCGCAGAGCGCGGGTGACGATCACACACAGATCCTCCCGCCACTCCTCCTGGATCGATTTGAACCCAACTTCCGTGGGACGGTCCAGCGTTGTGGCCGTCGCCAGATTGCCCGTGCTCACATCTGCGAGAAAAGTTTCCGGCACTCCCTTAACCATGCAGCACATCAGCTTGTACTGTCTGACTTCTTCCGGGTCGCCGCCCTCACCTGAAGATTTGAACGCCGCCAGTTGCGTGCCAGGGCCGGATGCAAACATCGAGCCGGATACCGCGGTTGGGTTCTGCTCGTACCACGAACTGTTCCCCGTGGCCACCGTCGATTGTAATTGCTGCTTGACGCCTTCAAGGGCCTGCTGTCCGCCCTTCGTCGTAATTGTCATGGCGATCTGAGCCAGAGCCGCTTTGACGGCTGCGCAGTGCTCCAGGAATCTCCGGGCCGCTTTCGCCCAATCGAGCATCGGGTAAATCCGTGGACAGCCGAACAGCCACTTGCCGACCGTTCCCACCTTGCGATGATACACCGGGTTGTCCCACAGGACATCAGATCCGTTTATCGTGGTGACCTTCTCTGCGCCCGTGGGCTCATAGCCCAGCGCCGGGTACCAGGCGCAACGTCCGACGGTCTGGAACAGGCCCGATTGCGTAACGAAGGTTTTTTCAAACCACTGCCTCTTGTAGAACCACGGCGAAGCGGCGTCATCCGGATCGGTGACGATCTCCTGAATCTCGGTAGCGTCGATTGTCCGCACGTCGGTATCGCCGGTGTCCTGATCGCCGAAGAAACAAAAGAATAGATTGCCGTCGTAGTCTTTGCGCCGCTCCATGTCGGTCAGCGCGGCTTGCCCCAGTGTTTTATTGTTGCGGTCCATGAACGCTTTGATCGCGGCGTTTACGTCCGGGTCCGGGCTGCTGATCTCGACGCCGCGGCCGAACACATAGACCGCGCACACGTCCACCAGCCGCCTCACGATGGGGTTCTTGATGTAGTACAGCCGGGATAGCAGAATGATTTGCTGGATTCCCCAGCGCGAGAACTCCAGCCAGCCGAAATTGATCTCGCGCCGCCACTCCCAGTTATTCAGTTCCAGTTCGAACAGGCCGTTCGCTCCCTGGGCATTGGCAAACGATTCCCGCGTGCGGATGCCGGCTGCGCTCGCTTTCGCCATTCCGCCAGGCTTAGCAGCTTCTCCAAACGTCATCGGCCCGAGCCACGGACCAGAGCCCCCCATTAGAGAGGCTTCCTGCAGCTCGCCCATGAATTCGAATACTTCGCGCTGGCGCATGTCATCGGCGGTTTGTTTCGCCGCAAGTTCGGACACCAGTGAGCGAACCACGGGTAGGAGATCCGGTGTTCGTTGGGGATCGGGAAGCGAGAGCGTTTGAATCTTATCGGAGGCGAGAGCGCGGATGATCCGCTGGCCGGTTTCGTGGAGGATGGATCGGATCATTTGTGAGGATTATACCGAATCCGAAACGGTATGGGCTACAATGCTGGGAAATGAACTGGCCCGCAGTTACCGCGTTTGTGGAGCGCCACAAGGAAGGCCTGGAGCTTTTCGCCATGGCCTCGGTGGTCACGATGCGGAAAACTTTGCCGTGGCCGTTCAGCCTAATTCCGCCGCTGGAATGGGGTTACGAATGGCTACGGGATGCCCTTCTGACACTGTTGAGCCTCAAAGGTCCACTGCCGCACGGGCCGGAAGCGCAATCGACTGAGCGCGTTAAGCAATCGCCGGATGGTGCGGTTGAAAGCGTGAAGGAATCCACAGTTTCAGGCGCGGCCCCGATCGTGCAATCCCCCACGGGTGACTCTCATAATGCTTGATCGTGAGCGCGAATCAGACCGGGATATCCTGATCGATCTGCGGGGTATGGTCGCCAGGCTGGTCGAATCCCGTGACGATCACGAATCGCGGCTTCGCAAGGTCGAAGGCGATATCGCAGACACCCGAACCAGCAAACGCGAGCAGGACGCCTCAACCCGGCGCTTGATCGGATGGGGAATGCTGCTGGCAGCTATGGCTGGCGCTTTCGGTCATCTTGCAATGAAGACGATCAATCCTTAGCCGCGCGCCACGCCAGCCGGAAGTACAGCACCGCAATCCCCACGCAGGCGTACTGCACGCATTCGATCCAATGCGTCTGCATCCACGCCTGCGCCAAATCAGTTATTCCACCCACGTCGCCACCTCCAGAGTGCCATCGGCGCGGACCAATGCCGCAAACGCATATCCCTGCGGCAGATCCCGGCGCATGTCGATGATTGCCAGTGGTTCGCCGTCGTCGAAGGATTCCAACTTCAGGCCGTATTTGTGCTGCAATTCGGCCAGCGCGATATGGAACTGGCGGATTTCGTGGGCGCGCTCGTCGCTGATGAGTGGCTCGCGGTCGGTGATGTGATCCACGGCGTGTCTGGTTTCATAGGCTTCGAGCAGCGGGAAAAGCCGCGCGAATCGTTCGTCTGTCGTTAACTGCCCCATATAACGTGCTCCGAGACTGCTGAGATTGTTTTCATGTCTCAAGTTTGCGCCGGAAGAGTCGAGGCGTCAATACTGTCAATCGTTGTATTACTAAAGGGGTCGCAGCTCCAGCGGGCCACCGTGGCGGAACTTCGAATCCGCCGGGAATTTGTCTCCGATGACGATGTGCCGGTATTCATCCTCCGCTTTGTTTGCCGGGTCTTTTTCCTGGTACCAGCGATACTTGCGGAGCCGGTCTTCGCGGTGCAGATAGCCGTAATGCAGCAGCCCCACGCCGCCGTGTGAACGCGCCGTGATCGATTGCGGGCAGTTGCCACAGTGGAAGTTGACGCCGCCTGTGGCTTCGAATCGCTCCGGGCCGGGGCGGAAAGCCGATACCCGGCTCATGCTGCGATAAACGCCATCCACGCGGATCTGATCTTCGCGGTCCCACAGGTAGAGAACGTTGAAGGCGAGCGCACGACAGCCGCCGGGATGCCGCATGGCGCGGCCCATCACGGATAGCAGCCGTTGGGCGTGGCCCGGCTTCAGAACCTCGTCGCCGTCGATCATCACCACCCAATCCGCTTTCGCTTCGATGCACGCGCCCAGCAGATAATTCTTGTCGCGAACCTCGTCGGTGCCAGTGAACGGCGACAGCAACACGGTCACGCTTCTGATTTCGGCTGCAATGCTGGCCGTGTCGTCTGTCGAGTGGTCATCGAAGACGATAACCTCGTCGCACGCGGGCAGGATCGATTCGATCGATCGCTGAATCCACCGTGATTCATCTTTAACACGCAGAGCTCCAATGACTCGCATCAGCGCAGCCTCCAGTCGTAGCCGCCATCCCCGACGATCTCCCGAAGTTTATCGACCCGCCGCGCGATCCGTTGCCGTTCCTCGCGGTACTGCACATTCGGTTCTTTGTCTTTCCACGCCGCGTGCCAGCCGAACTTCGCGAGCGGAGAAGCGTAGATGTCTGGGTAATGTGGAATCGAGTTGTACTTCAGTCCGGTTTGCCATGCGGCGACCGGGAAGGAAAGCTGGTCGCGTCCGCAGCCCGCCGAGTATAGACTCCACCATGCTTCGCACGTCCGCTTCACGATCTCCGCGTGCCGGCGGATCATGATCCCGTTTGCGGTCAGTCCGTTGATCGCCGGGTATTCGGCATCGCGGTAGCTTTGCGCTTCGGCTTCGACCGCATCCGGGCTCAGTCCAGGCCATTCCGCCGGCCTTTCGCGCGATGCCTTCGCCAGCAGTTCCGCTTCTTTGTACACGCAGTCGCGGGCCGGGTGACGATGCGCGGCCCAGTCGTCGAAGCGCAGTTCCGTGTTGACGATCTCGCTGGCTGGTTTGCGAAGCTGAAAGTTTCCGTCGAGCCAGATCGAGTAATCGCAGTCCTCCGGCAGCATCAGGTGCGGGAGGATCTTCGGGAGGCGTGAGGTGCGGGAGGCGTCCAGCGTTCCGTGGCCGAATCCCTGAAGATCGTCCTTCTCGATTCGATGAATCGGCCGAAATTCCCACGGCGCGACATTCGGCAGCACCGGAACGTCAGTGAAGCAGATGAAGCGTGTACCCGGCTCCGAGGGCACCAGCGGAGGGAGAAGGTTGTCGAAGCCGCCGAGGATGCAGGTGTAGACATAGATCATCGGTTCACGTAGTCCTTTGCCAGATATCGGATACCGCCTTTGAAGTGCAGAATGCGGGCTTCTGGAGGTGGCGGGAAGTGCCAGCAATTCCACTCCATCGCGTCGAGGATAAGTACGCGGGCCCCTGCATACCCAACTACAATAGTTCCGCGCGCAGTGTTCCATTCCGTGCCGCCTCGGTGCCATCCCGTGGCTTGATTCAGCGCTCCCTGATCAGTATGAAATGCTCGCGACAGGACACCCCAGTGTTGGCAGAAATCGCGGCCCTTCATCGTGTTCCTGATCCAGACTACTCCGCTGTTCAGGTAGTCGAGCGCCGGGTTATTGCTGAGTCCGATCTCGGGAGCCGGGCGAAGCGTGACAGCTGCATCCGCCGGGTTTTTGTCCGCCATAGAAAGTGGCTGAAACTTTTGAACGGGGATGCAGTCGGCATCAAGCCAGCAGACCGTTTCCCCGGGATACGCAGCTTGCAGAGCCTCCATCACCAGTGCGGCTTTGAATGTGGCGGGTGGCAGGCTGTCTCCGTTCACAGTGGGCTTCAGGTCAGAGGCCGGGACTTGGTACGGTATCCCGATGCCGAGGCCGCCAAGGTCGTAGATTCGATGCTCATAGCCGAACTCTCGGCACTTGCGCGCCTGAGCTTCGATGATGGGCTTGTATTCGGCGGTTCCGGCGGTGACGACGATCACAGCGAGTACACCCCGCACGTGGCTTGCGGCTCCCAGCTCCAGGTCCAGCATCCCCGCGCATCGTAGATAGCCTTGATGCGGTCGAAGAGCGGGCGGTCGATCTCGTATGTGTAATTGCCGAGCGCGATGCTACCCATTTGATCCCACGTGTGGACGTGCGGCTTCCCCTGCTCCCACGCGAGTATCGGGACCCATGCCGGGCTCTCGGTTACCGCAATGTCCGTCACCAGCAGTTGACCGCCGTGCCGCGCTTGATGCGTGCGGGCGATGTGATGGCACAGCAGATGGTCGATGTGCCCGTACTCTCCCCAGGCGTTGTGTGTGGCGACAATCTCCGCGCCTTCGAGTGTGCGCAGCAGATCGGAAACGATGAGATGAAGTGCGCCGTTTCGCGTCGGGACGCGGTAGAATTCGCTGTTGTTCCATTGGCAGACGATTTCGCATCCGAGCAACTTGCCCACTTCCGCCAGGCATAGCCCGCGCTCTTTGCAGAACGTGCGCTCCGGGTTGAAGGCGTCATTCGAGGCGCACACGATCCGCTTCACGCGGCTTAAAAACGGCCATAGGAATATGGCCTCGTCGTCGGGGTGCGCGATGAGCAACGTGACGTCGCGCGTCATGAAACCTTCTTTCCATAATGTCGAGCCACTGAAGCGTGCCCCATGTGGAGTATCGCCTCGTCCCCCACTCCGATGTGTCTTTCGCAGACACAGAACTGAGGAGGGAGCGGCAACGGGGTTACACCTGTAAATTTCATCGCTTCCCACCACGCCAGGGGACCGCGTTGCGGAGTTTGCAGGATGATCCGGCAGTACTCTTCGGCGAGCCACACGGAACGCTTAGAACCCAGATTGATAGCCACCGGGGAACAGTTAAACGAAGGCCCGTACCACGTCGTCTGGTCGATGCAAGCCGGAGTATCGGCACCATCGACGAAGTCCCGCTTCACGACGTATCGCGGATTTATCGGCATGCAGATGCCAAACGTCATCGCGAGAGGGACGATCTGGCGCGCGGCATCGCGATCTCTGATCCACATATCGGCGTCGAAGCTGATCGCAACATCAGATCCCGAGTCAAGACATTTTCTGATCTTCCCCCAATCGTTCATGCGCCAGCCATAGCGCGGGTGCGCCGGGTCGAGTCGCGGCGTCTCTGGCAGGTCGTTTCCGCCGAATACCTGAATATCCGCTTCGGGCCAGCACTCCCGATATTGCGAAACGTCTGGCGCTGCCTTGCCGTACTCTGCGATCACGATTGCTATTCGAGGTGACGCCATTTTTTCCCCATTATGATATTCCCAACCTGCTGCTCGGTGACCGGCGACCATCATCTCCGCACCTGTTACGGGGTGTCGCTCTCCCTCTGGGCCGTCCATGTTCGGTTTCCCGAGGTATCCAATGTCATGTACAAAGAACGCCACCCATAGACGCGGATCGAACGGGAAACCGTAGAGTTTCCACCACGCCAGAGCGACAAACCACGGATGCATAAAAAAACAGTGCGCCCCGAACAGAACTGACTTTGTACCTACCTTCAACTGATCACCCCCAACTCTCTCAGACCTTTCAAGTAGCTCCAAGGTGCCCCGCCAGTGCGATGCAGGAACCCTCTCTCAGCCTCTATTGCCCACTGGCTCACCCGGTAGTACTCGCTCAGATACCCGACCTCCATACCGTGCGCGTTCATAAACTGCCGTAACGGCTCTCCCAGCGCGTTCCAGGCGCTCAGTGCGTCCATACCCTGCGGAGTATCGGTTTGGCCTGTCCTGTCCAGCCCTGTTTCCGCCAGCGGTATCCTGCCACCCAGCATGCGGATTAGTTCCAGCCGGAATATCTCGAATGAGCCGCGGGCGTAACCCTTCGGTGCTTCCGGGTAGCGGCCATTCGTCCATAGAAGCGTGTTCGGTTCGCGGGCACAAAGGTCGCGGATCATCGGGAACAGATCCCGCCGCCGGATGTAGGTGTCATCGTGCAGGAAAAGGATGGCTTCGTATTCGATCAGCGGGCTGTCCATGTACTCCAGCCACTGATTCAGAAATCCCCAATCGCCGATTGTGTTCGCCGCTTCGTGGTAGTCCCATCCGAGGTGCCGCAGATCGGAAACGCTTATCGAATCGTCGTATAGTTCCCGGTCCAGATCAGCCATCGGCGCTTCCAGATCGTCAAGGATGTTTTTTTCCTCATAGACGGCTGGATCATCCGGGCTTCGGTGCCCGATGCAAAACAGGTCCACGTCCGCATCCGCTTGCGCGGCTAGTGCACGGAAAAGCGAGAGAGGATAATGCCAGCCGCCCACACAAACCGCTATTCTCACGGTCGCGCCTCAATCCTGAAGTCCCTGGCTGGTACGTGGTACTGAGCGGGCTTCAGTTCCTGCCGGGTGAATCCGCAAAAGGAAAGCAACTCAGAAAGCGATTGCGGCGAGTATGACCACTTGACCATGTGTTGCGGATCGCGCGGCCCCGGATCACCGTGAACCCATTCGACCTCGCTGGACGCGATATGAAAGTTCGGCTGCTCCAGGATCAGAACGCCGTCCAAATTCAGCACGAGCCGTATCTGCTTCAGCAGGGTTTCGCCGTCCCACGGATACAACTGCCCTATGCCGTGGATCAGTTCGATCTCATCCCACAATTGCTCCCGTACTTCGCGCGGCAGCGGTGGCACCAGCGCAGTGTAATCCGCGCCCGGTTTGCAGTCCAGCGTCTTCCACCCTTCGCGGCGTCCGGTTATCCCGGCCATGACTGATAGGCGGTTCACTTCGTCCACCTTTCAATTATCGGAGCCATGAACAGCATCGCAGCGAACAGCCAGCCGAGGATTGCGACCGCGCGCCAGCGCTTCCCGTAAGCGTTCTCTTCCTGCGCCTGGATTATCCAGTTCGCCACCGCCATACGGAGTTCCACGATTTCAGTTGCGCGCCATTCCATCCAGTTTTCCTTCACCGGGTCATCGCGCCGGATGTGTGCGGCCTTCAGGAACTGCTGGTCTGCGGTCATTGGAATTTACCTTACCACGCTGTAATGCTACTTCGCAACGTGGGCCCACTTCTCCGCAAACGTCGCCGCGCCACCCTTGTCGTATCCCGGTCCACCTGGCCCGCGTACCGTGCTGACCAGACTGCCGTGGTCAACATAGCAGCCGTCGTGAACGCCAACCAGAAGCCCGGCGCGGTTCACGGACTCGCAGTAATCGCGATCTTCGAAGCCACACACGTAGCGTTCATCGAGATAACCGATATCCTCACGGTCGAGTGTTGAGCGAGGGATGAAAACCGCAACAAAGGCGATGTGTTGAACCAGGCGAAGACCCCACGGCTGCCGGTCCTTATTGCGCGGCATCTGGAGTGGTTGCCCGGTAACGTTCGTCGTCGCTCCGATGATGGCGAATTCCTTGTGGCACCCGTGCTCCGATTGAAGCAGCGAGAATCCGCCCGGCGACTTCAGGAGCGCGTCGTCGTTGCATAAAATTACGTCTGAATCTCCAGCCGCCCTGATACCCATGTTCACATTTCGCGAGAACTGAAACGGCTTCGGCGCTGCTATCGCATTGTCCATCACCGCTCGGACCTGCTGCGGGTTGATGCCGATGTATTCGTGCCAGTCGATGCCATCATCTACGGTGATGATGCGGACGCCGGGCTCATGCTGCCAGATGGCTGTGACACACGCCGCGAGATTGACTGCGTTCTTGCTGGGGATGATGACGCTGATTGGGGTCATTGGACCTCTGGCGCTGGCAACGCGAGTTGCGATTCCATGTAAATCGGTTTCTTTGTCGCCATTACTTCACAGCCTCCAGAACTGCCCGAATCTTCCAAACATGCTCCCCGAATCCCTCGCCCGGCATCGGTCCGAGATCCTTCATTTCCACGATCCTGAACGCCGCCGTGATGCCATACGACTTCGATAGCCGCGTGTGTGCGAAGGCTCCATGCTCAAAGTATTTGAACGTTGATCGGCACCACGGAGAGACGTGGGTCGGGTCTTGCCAGAACCCCACGCCTCGAGATGCGTCCGGGGTTTCGATGGTGGCGCGACCGCCGGGCTTCAGGACGCGGTGCAGTTCGTTCATGAAGTGAATACGTCCCAGTGGATGCCTTTTTATCGACAATGCATGCGCGCAGTCCGCAATGTGCTCGCAAACGTCCAGCGCCAGCACTTCATCCACGCTCGAGTTTTCCCACGGCCACGGCCCCGCGAGGTCAACTTGCTGGTAACCGTCTGGCGTGTCGTGTGGCCCACCAACCCACGCATCGGCTATGTCTACGCCGGTGAACCCGGGTATAACCCGGTCCCCGCAACCCAAATTCAGTTTCACCCTTCCCGCCTTTCCTGCGCCGCGTATGAATTTATTACCGCCGTGATCCGGGCGATCTTCCGCAGGCGCTTCCGCTTGCGAATGGACAGCCCAACGATGATGGCGAATCCCACCACCCAGACAGCGCCGAGACTGATTGCGATTGTAATCATGATTGCTCCTGTTTGAATCGTGCGTAGTGCTCTGCTGCGATGGCCGCGAGGTCCAGATTGTACTTCGCGGCAAACTGTTCTTTGGTGACGACCTTCGTTCCGGCCCGGCCATCCATCTCCGCGTGGTGCTCGTGACAGAGCGGGATACAGGAATCGTCTGGACCTTTGGAGCTTCGGCCATTGTTCTTGGCTGTGTGCGCCGGTTCGCATATTCCACCGGCATACCACCGAGCACTTCTTTCGTGCATCCCAGTCGCAAGATTGAGAGCCACGCACGCCACGCAATATTGCGACTTAAGCCAGTCCATGTAGCACTGGGAGCGTACCACCGATACCCGCCGCGCCGGTCCCGGCCTCTTTGCTTTCGGTCGCTTTCCGCGTGCGATAGGCTTCGTACGTGGTGGAAGCGGGGAGCGCTTCATCGCATCGCCCCCGCGCAATACGAATCCCATGCCGGAACTCTCTGCCATGCCGGGTTCTTCCGTTTCGATTCAGCCGCCATCTTGCGGGGATCGTATGCCGTGCTCGTGTTTTGACCGTGAATGCGGGCGATCATGCGCGGCTTTCCGTCACTTGGACACGAGCCGTATTTGTACATGCCGCGGAACGTCTCGTTTTCCGGCAGCGATGAAATGGTTTCGACTTTGGCCCGCGAGAGAAACTGCAACTCTTCGCCTTGCGACGTTGCGGGAAATGGATTGCGACTCCAGAATTCGCGGGTGTAGCAGAGCGTCGTCCCAGGTGGCGCCGGCTTCGGACCGGCTGAGGTGTAGAGCCATGCTTCGCCGGGTTCTTCGCCATCCGAACATCCGTCATTCAGTGCGGACGCTGGGATTTCGGATAATGCCAGTTTGCGCGGTTCCCGCCAGAACAGCAGATCACTGAAACCTACGCAATCCGCGCCAGAGCTTTGCAGCAGCGCAACCTGTTCCGAGAATCTGTTCGCGTGGCTTCGGTCATCGGAGTCGAGGTTGATGATGACCTCGGCTTCGCCCCAATCTCCCGCGCACCAGTTGGCCGCGTTGCGAATCCCTCCGATCGTCGCGCCGTTCAGGTCCGGCATCCAAACCGAGGTTGCATCCGGCTGGCCATACGGCATGGAGTTGTCCGCGTCCTTCGCGTTGTCGAGAATCAGCAACCGCTTGTTTTCGTAGGTCTGCGCCCTGAAATCTGCAATCGCCTGGTGGGCCATCTCACTGCGCCCGCACACCGGCATAACGGCGACAACTCGCGGCTGGCTCATGCATCCTCCAGCGGCACATTGACAGGTTCCCGTAATCGAACGGAGTCGACCTTTTGGACTTGTCGCAGCGCGTAGCCGGAATTGGTCTGTTCGCAGGCGTCCGCGATCGCTCGCTCGACCCACTTTCGAAACAGCATCCCGGCTTTGGCCGCCGAAACCTTCGCAGCATCGTAAACAGCCTGATCTACCGGCACGTTGATATTTGGCACACTTGCAGGATACTTTAAGTGCTTTAAGGAATGCAACCGAAATCTTTAATACTCTGATATTCGGTACTCTCCAGCCGGGCTGATACCCATCGGGGTCTGGTCGACGTCGATCAGCAACTCTGTGACGGCCCATACCAGCGCGTCCAGCCTGTCCGGCGATTTCTCGTTGCCTTGCGGGGTCCAGCCGCACATCTGGTCTTCCAGTTCGGGGAATGTGCCGATATGATGCACGCGGCCCTGCTGGTACAGGTTGGCGACCGGCTCCGCGCGGATGTACTTGCCCCGGCTGGCCCGCACGCTGCGCACGTTCACATTCGGGTCAATCGCGCGGATATTCCCGGCCACGAGGTCGCCGCCGTTGTTCACCTCAGCCACGATGAGGTCGGCACGCCGGCTGCGATAGGCCTGGACCGCGATATCGCCCCACTGTCGGGCATCCACTCTGCAACTCAGATCGTCCAGAATCAGCACATGCCAGCCCCGGGTGAGAGCCGCCACGATGATGCCTGTTTCGTCGCTGTCGGGGTTGTGCGTCACTGCCGGGTCGATTGCCACCACGATCCGCACGATCCCGTCCGAGCGCACGTCTGAGGCGTTGCCGCGGTAGTCGTCTATTACTTTGCGGGTCCAGAGTGCGCCGGGTACGTCCTCCAGAATCTCCGCAAGAAGTTCCTGCCTGCCGATTCTGGTGCCCTCGTATTTGCTGACAATTGAGTCGAAGAACGCTGGCGCGAGGTTGTCCCGGTTCTCATGGCTGGCATGGCGCGTGGTGACGGTTCCGGGGTCCGCAATCAAAGTCTTGAGCCATTTCAGCGGCTTCGGCGTCGTGGTGCATATGCCGCGCGTGTCATCGCCGAGCCGGAAACCGAACATGTGGTTATCCCAGGCCTCATCCAGAAATCTCCACGCGCAAGGCTCATCGGCCCAATACTTTGAACAGAATGGACCGCGAAGGCGTTCCGGCTCATCCGCCGAGAACGTCTCTCCGACAGCGCCGGATGGGAACAGGATGCGATGCCGGGTGGGTTCATAGTCAGGGCGACGGTACGGCGGGTAACAGGAAAGCAGCCCACTCTTTCCCTCGATCATGACGGAGCGGACGGAACTGGAGGTCGGGCCGATCAGGTGGATTTTCTCTTCTGGCTTCTCTGCCCACTTCTTGACCGACTCAGCCCCAACGCGGGTCTTACCCCAGCCACGGCCCGCAAGCGGTATCCAGTGAACCCAATCCCGCCGCTGGCTCATTGCCCCCGGGGTACCGGGCATGAGTTGACCGGGGCGCGCCCAGAAGCGCCAATCCCATCGGAGTGTTTCGAGTTGATCGCTGCTAAGTTTTTGGAGAGCCTTCAGCCTGTCGGTTTCGCTCAGCGAGGCGAGAAAGCTCGCTGGTGATTGCTTCGAGAGGGTCAACTGCATGGTGGATTGGACCGCCTCCGGGTCCGGAGTGCTCTACAGACCGGAGTTCCGGGTAAACGAACCTTGAGAGTTTTGCATGACAATGGGCGCGAAGTTCCAGGCTGGCGTTTTTGTTTTCAGCGATTTCGATTAACCCGACAATCGGGTCACAGCCACGCTCTTGCAACTTCTCCCGCACTGTCCCGGCGAGGTTGAATTGTCCTTTTTTTCTACCACTTCCGGGTGGTCTGGTGGAACCCTTCTGGAACGGCAATTATGCAAACCTCATGCTATTTCGCATTACCGCCCGATTCTACCCCGGCCAGTGCATTTCTGCAAGGTGCTGAGATAGGAACTGTCGTCCGATGAATTCGGAGTAGTCCCTTCGTTGCACCACCGGCCCCGCAAAATAGATCAAGTGCTCGTAGTTTCATGCTTTCGCTTCGCGCGTGCCCGCCAGCCCGCTTGAGGGTTGCGGCCAGCGAAATCGCCGGTGTTTGACGATTCTGGCGACATACTCCCGCTGTAAAGCCTTCTCCTGTGCGTCCTGCGGCTCCGTCAGCGCGTTCAGACGGGTCTGCCGGGTCATGTGGGTGCGGAGTTCCGGTTCCAGGTGCTTACAGCCCGTTTCTGCGCCACAGATGAAGCACTGACAAACGTCGTCAATCATACACACCACCTAAGCTCGCCGCCAGCAGGGAGTCAATGTCCTCCTGGGTAACGCGCGGAAATCCCTTGTCGCCGCTGGCCATCCGGCGTTTCATCAGTTCCACGTGAGCCTGATCCGCCTGGCGGGCTTCCTCGCTGTATCGCGGTCGCATCGCCGGCGGGATCTTCAGCCCCATCCGCGCGTCTGATTCCGTCATCGGCAGATGCGTGCAGGGATATGCCGCCGTCATCCCGAATTCGCCCTGTACCTCGACGTATCCGGTTCCGTGGCATCGATCGCACTTCTCGCGGGCCTGCCGCGCGTGCGCCTGCTTCGGGTCTGTGATGAGCTGGCAGAGTTGAGTGATCTCCGAAGGCTTCGGCCATTGGGGCCGCTTCTCAATCCAGCCATCAACTACGGCGGCCGCGTGATGTTCGGATCGCGCGTGCTTCGCCAGAGCCTTGCCGAGTAGTTTCATTCCGGCGACCTCCGGCGGGTAATCCAGTTTCGCGGTCACAAACTTCTCTACTTCGAGCATGGCGCTTTTTATGTCGATCAATCTGCCCTCCTGAGTTCTTCCAGAATCGTTTCGGTTTTGGACTTCGCTGGCTTCCGGTCGATTGCTTCCGGCGGAGGGAGCGGCATCCCGTTTTCGTGCCACTCCAGCATTGTGAGATTACAAACCGTCCATCCGGCCCGGTCCCAGAATTCGCAGAATGGCGTGTGGCGCGCGTCCCATGCGTCCCAGTCAACGTCGAGCAACCTCTGAGCCACCATCTGACGGGTAACTCCTCCACGGTGCTTTTTGTGCCGGTCCCAAGCTAAGGAAAACCGTTCCTCGAAATCGGTGGTTTCGTGCGGTACCCGCGCCGGTTTTCTGGTCTGCTTCTGACTCTGCTCTGTCTCTGTCTCTGTCTCTGTCTCTGTCTCTGGGGGTGTTTCTGAAACGTTTCCTTTTCGTTTCCGAAACGCTCTTACACGTTCCGTAACGTTGTCAGATTTGTACTGGTGTTTGTCCCAGTTTTTAGGCCGAAACGTTCCATTATCAAAGCGCTCCAAAAGGCCGTAATCATTAACTAATTCATCAGTCCATCGCTGCGCCGAGTTTAGCCCGCAACGGAGATGAAAAGCGATCTCTGAAACCTTGGGGATTGAACCTTCGCCGAGCTTCGCGAGGCATAGAAGTTGAACCCATGCTTTGAAGATTGGAGCGGGAAGAGAAGCCACCACCTGATGGTGTAATGAATCTGTGTGCATCCGAAACCAACTCATCGGTCGCCGATCTCCGGCAGTTTGTCTCCGTAGAGGCGAATATAATCGGACAGACCTTCCAAGTACTGTCGGTCGTATTCGTTCAGTTCGAAGGCGTTAAATTCGCCGGATACCGTCAGTGTTCCGCCCGATTCGAGCGTGATAGTTTTCGTATGCATCTCATCCCGTCATCCCTGAAATCCGGACGTTGGCCCGGCGGCTAGTGGGAGGAGGACCAAGCCGCCGGTTTGTGTGCCATTTCCGCGCCTGGGCATGACTCCAGACGAAACCATCTTACTACAAAACTCGCCGCGCATACTCCGCAATTAAGGCCGCGTCCGCACGGCCATGGTCTTTGCGCCGGCTCAGTGCCTCTTCCGTCTGATCCGGCCACAGCCGCCGCGCTACAGCCCTGCTGGCGTCCTTCTCTTTGCGCTCCCCGGCCATCAGGAGCCGCTTCCACGTCTGCGGAGGGACTTCGGTGTATGGGATCTTCAGCGCCTCAAGGATGCCGATCCAGATGCCGTAGCCCACGCCGTAGCCGAACATGGAAACGGAACCCTGTTTGCGGCCGGCAGGGGAGAATGATCCGGCTTTCTCAATCGCCACCACAAGCGGGTTATTCCCGCGCTCGAGGTCGATGCGTTCCAGCAGCCGCGCGCATCCATCCGCGGCGATGCGGGACCGATTCCCGGCCTTGAATGTCGGGGTGTCGAAGAACTGCAACTCGCCGTCTTCTAGTGTGACGATGGCCCCGGTAAGCCCGGGGTCCACGCCAACGTAAACCGTCGTCACTTCTTTTTCGCCCGCTCCCGAATCTCCGCGAACTTCTTGCGCTCCGCGTCCCGAGCTTCCTTCTTCTGTGCGGCCGTCGGAACAACTTCCAGTAGATTCCCCTGCTCCCCATCCTTCGCCCCGGATTGCACATCCACCCGCGTACCTTCCAGTTCCGATTGCGTTGGCGCCGGATCGAACGAGATCAGCATTTCGCTGCTCTTGTTGGCCCCGACCTTGTAGGCTTCCAGAAACGCTAACGCGGACTCGCTGGTGAACCGGACTGTGCAGAGCACGTCGACAACCCGCTTCGATGCCTTGACCGGGTTCTTGCCGTTTTTCTTGGCCTTCGTCTGGATCTGGAAATCGCTGATCGTCGATGCTTCGATGTTCAGAGCTTTCCCTTTGAGTTCCGGCGCGTTCGGAGTGAGCTCGATGAAGTGGCAGCGGAAAGAATCGTTCGGCGCTTCCGGCTCCCACTCCGAAGCTCCGATGATATCCGGCCATTCAAAGCTCTTGCGAATCGCCGAGGTCATCTGAAACTTAAACTTTGCGTATGCTTCTTTGGCGTCTTTCCGCCCGATTCCTTTCATGATGCAGTTCACTGCTGTGACTTGCTCCCGGCCTTCAGTTTCTCTTTTTGCCATCGTTTATCCTATTCAACCGAAATCGTGTTATCGAGGTCCAGCGTGTCTGATTCCCCAGTGGCGCAAGGCCCGCAACATGTCCAACTCAGGGATTTCGATAGATCCTTGTCGGCTGGATTATTGCAGTTGTCGCACAGCACCAGGCCATCGGCTATCCTCCCCATCCGCACAGCCCGCGCGATGATCTTTTCAATCGTCACTTGATCACCACCGATTGACCGCGCTCCCCGAGCCTTGCGCCTGGTACGCCAGTCTGTCCGGTGCCGCCGCACGCTTCGCACTGCATCTCAATCTTTCGGGTTATGGCGACACTGCGATGTGTTGTTACCTTCATCTGTCCAGATCCTTCACAGAGTCCGCACGGCTTCGCCAGAGCTTCCGCCACAGCGGACCTGCTAACCTCGCGCTTTCCCTGGAGTGTTGCGAATCCGGCCCTGTACTCTTTGGGAATGACCTGTCCGAACGATGCAGCCAGCACAGCGGCGCGGAACATCGGAGCGGGCATTGTGACGGTGATGCGGCAAAATTCTTCCGGCACCAGACTTTCGTCGTGGATCTCAACTGGCTGTGCCCCGCCGTTTCCGCGTAGTGTGAAGCTCCCGCGCGCCGATTCAAATTTCCGCGATTCCTTTGGCTTCCACTCCCCGGCCTGGTCCAGCGCAATCATGCAGGAGCGAATCAGGTCTTTCAGTTTGTCGTAGCGATTCTGCAACACCATCGCGCGGTTGGTTGCTGCCGCGGCATCCGCTTTGTTGATCGCTACTCCCTGTTCCAGTGCTTTCAGGGGAGCGCGGAGACCGTCCACGTCGCGGAGCTGCTGTGCTACGAATTGCGTGATGCCGTGCTCGATGGCGGCGAGTTCAGCTCCAGCTTCCTGTTGAAGTGTTTCGTCCTGAACGGTTCCGGCTCTGAATTGCTCTGCTATTGCGACACGTTGCGCGGCTTCTTCCCGCGCTTCCAGAAGCTCGAACAGAACCCCGCCAAGGTTCCATAGTTGATTGGGTTGCGGGGTCACTCGACACCCGCCATCTTCTTCATATCCGCAAGCGCATCTTCGTCCGAATCGTAGAACCGGACTGGGTTGATCTTATAGCCGGGGCATGATGCATCGTAAATCTTCATAGCAGCCAGATCCCAGCCAAACCGTTCCTCCAGTTTCTTGCCCGCTTCACCAGCCAGCGTTACCACCCAACCGGCGCGGCAGTGAGTCGTAGCGCAAGCATGGACTTCCGACATATCCAGCGCCTCTTCCGTCGCCGTCACAGCGGCATAGAGCTTCTGGTGCAGGTTTTCGACTACAGGAACTTCAAGGCGCTGGGACGGTTGCGACTCGACAGGTGCTGCATCTTTCAAGTCGAAGCAGCCGGAGCAGTCGGAGCAGCCGGAGCAGTCGGAGCAGCGGGAGCAGCGGGAGCAGCCGGAGCAGCGGAAGCAGCCGGAGCAGCGGGAGCAGCCGAAGCAGCGGGAGCAGTCGGAGCAGCCGGAGCAGTCGGAGCAGCCGGAGCAGTCGGAGCAGTCGGAGCAGTCGGAGCAGCGGGAGCAGCCGTCCAGACTCGCTAGCGCTCGTCTGGCACCCTCTTCTGATCCCCACCTCTCAATACTGGCGCGGTTTCTGTTTGCGTCTGTAATCCACGTTTTCATTTCGATTCCTCCCTGAGTGCCAACTGATCGCCCGCCGGCGTCTCCGTGCGCGGTTGCCCTGCGTCTGATCTCTTCTTCCGTGTGCCGGGTATCTGGATCAGGCCCCGTACCTCCATAGCGCCGGTTACCCACTGATAGCCAGCGAGAGCTTCGGCGTCTTCCGCGTCCTTGAAAAAGCGTTTCATTTCGTTGATATCGGCCATTACTCCACCACCGGAGGACCAGACAGAGCGTCTACGAATTCGATCAACTCTGCCGCACAAGCATGAGTGGGTTTCAGTGATTTGAATTCGTCCGCGTGCTCGACGCCGTGCTTGCCGAGCGTCCCGTAATAAGCCTTTTCGCCGTCCTTCACTCCGAGTTGGCGAACCAGTTCCGACTTCAACTTTTTGAACACATCCAGGCTACTGAATTTGTCCGTCATCTCCGCAAGGATTTCCTGCACCCCACCGGATAGAGGTTTCGCGGGTGGCTTCGGTTCCGAGCGCGGGGCCGATACAGGCTTATTGCTTTGCCGCCCTGCTGGCTGTTGGCCGCGTTCGCTTGCCGCCGCGCCATCGTCATCCTCTGGGGCGATCCCGACCATCGCACAGAGGCCATAGCGCCGCGCGTAGGTGATTGCGGAACCGATCTGCTGAGGAGTTCCGCCCGCCGAGGTCATTGTCAGTTCGCCTTCGATCTTCTGGCCGCTCTTGTGACCCAGAATCGTGCGTACCGTGACCTTGGGGCCATCGGCTGCCGGGATTTGGATTACACAGATACCGTGCTTTGTCAGCGCCGCGCGGCAGGATTCCCAGCATGAGGCGAGATCCGCATACTTGGTTTTCTGCTGGCCAACCTGTCCCGTTACATCCTTCAGCGCGGGCTTCAGTTCGCCCTGAACTTCGGCCATAGCCGCGAACAGGTTACCACTCGTTTCGGTCGTTTCCATGTCGTCCTCCGTGATCTTCCGCCAGTCTGTTATCCATCTCCGCGCTCTGCTTCGCCGCTTCTTCACGACGCAGGGCCGCGTGGATAGCGTCAACCTCTGAAGGGGTGAAGTCCTCGAATACGTCGTGCTCCATCAGGTAATCATCGAACGAAAATTCGCGAGCCACATCCCGGTAATCCTTGCGGGTGAGTTGCGCGAAGTCGCCGCGCGGAAATACCATCTGTTCGGCCTCGCGGGACGCCTGAACGCCAGAGGATACGCCTTTCGACCAGAGAGCGAGAACGCGGGAAAGTTCTGGGTTAACGTGAGAATTTACCGGGGACGCGCCTCCGTTGCCCGGTACGGAGTGGAGGCCAGCGGAGGACTGGCTGCGCGATGTCAAAACGGCACCTCTTCCGTGATTAACGGAGTCGAGGGCGCTT